TCATTTATTCTTTGGATTATACGTGCGAGACGGAGCCTTGGTTCGGCACGGTTCTCACACAGGCGGCTCAGGTGCGCAAGTTTGGACCGAATGAGTTCCGGGACAATCGCTGGAAGTTCCCGACGATCAAGAACGCAGGCTGGCACTTGAGCAGCTTTGGCGACGAGCAGCACGTGCTCAACAAGATGAAGACTTATGCACACGCCCTAGATGGTGGAGTCCTGTACACGATGGAAAATATCAAAAAGTGGATTGCCGAGGGCAAGTTTGTGGACGGCAAGACGGAGCTCATTCCTCGGGGATTCGAGGTTCCTCTACCAGGACCCATTGCAGTTCTGCGACGACTAAATCTTGGGACCTTCCCATGAACGCCTCCTTGAGGCGCGTGAGGATCGTAGCTTCACCGCGTTCCAAAAACCTAAAAAATCGCCGCTTTTGATGCCTATTTGTAAACGGCCCGGTCTTGTCCAAGAGTCCTTGACAGACCGGCCACGTCACCTCTCGAAGTTCGCGGAGACCCTCCTCGACCTCTGTGAGTCGCTCAATGAGATGCTTGGTCATTTCATCCATATTAAAGCTGCGCGGCGTCCCCTTATCAATGAGCTTCCCTACGGAGGAGGTCAAGGTGGGCAAGTTTACCGTGAGCGTCATCGATAATGATCAGTACATCGCAGGGTGTCTGCGGCGCGGTCAAGAGTGGGACGGTTGGATGCGCCAGGATCTCCCGATCCTCTACGAGCCCGGTACGGACATCCTAGATATCGGTGGGAATATTGGTTGGAATGCTCTCATGTTCAGTGACTATGGTCCGGTACACACCTTCGAACCCCTGTTCCATGAAGTCATTGCCAAGAATGTTTCTCAAAATTCACTTCAAAATTCAGTGACAATCCATCCTTTTGGATTGTCCTCTCAATTTTGTCCCGAAATGAGGATGTTCACTCCACGGAAGGATCAGGGTCTGGTCAATTATGGTGGAGCATCCCTTGACCCGGACCCCCGGTGGTATGACGCAGGTGAGGGGTACCCAGTCAAACTCGAGAAACTTGATGACGTGTACAGTGGTGTACCGAGCATCATCAAGTTGGATGTCGAGCGTCACGAGCTCGAGGTGATCAAGGGTGCATGGAGGACCATCTCGACCCACCGTCCCGCAATGTACATCGAGATTCTGGACCCGTCGAACGACGAGATTCTGGACCCGTCGAACGACGAGATTGTGAACCTTCTGCGACCACTGGGATACCATATGGTCCCACGCCCAGAGACCAACTACCTATTTACTTGCTTTCACAATCGTAATTCACACAAATAGCAGCCCCAAGAGCGAGTAGGATACCTAGCCACTGAATCCAGTGGTTGAATTTCTCACCAAAAATGAAATAGGCTACGAGGGCGCCGCCTACGACGATCATCGCCTCCCACATAATACAGGTCCACATAAGCGACTTTTGAGCCAGGCTCTTTATCAAGAAGAAGATGGTCACGGCCCATGCAAACAGGCCAATACCCAGGTGGTGTACCGATCCGTTCTCGGTAAACCACTTGAGATGTGAATTCCCCAGGAGCTCTGCAGCCGTCATGGCCACGACCAGTGGAAAGCTCATCTGTGCTGTTAGTTCCTGAGAAAGAAAACCAGCGGCTGAGGTAATGGACGTCACATGGTGGGCGTCATGGTTCACGTGGGGTGTTCCACTAAAACGCTTTCATAGAGAAATCCTCATGAGAATTTTGATGGAAAATCCAATCGAGCTAAGGATAGCCTGGTTGTGTCACCAAATAAGGAATTCCTCCTTTAAAATTGCATGAAGGCTGCACTCGTGACAGGTGTGACGGGCCAGGACGGAAGCTACTTGGCTGAATTCCTCCTCGAAAAAGACTATGACGTTTTCGGGATGACGCGATTCTGTTCTGAAAAGAAGCACAGCCGGATCGAGCACATCAAGGAGAACCCTAAGTTCCACGTCATCGAAGGGGACCTGACTGACACTTCCCGTATTAATAAGATTATCAATTCATTCGAAAAATACGATGCGGTCGAGGTTTACAACCTGGGAGCAATTTCATTTGTAAAAATATCATTCGATCAACCCGAGTACACGGCAAATGTCGATGCCCTTGGGACGCTCAGGATCCTCGAGGCAATTCGACAGTGTAATTTTAGTTCTAAATTCAGGTTCTACCAGGCGAGCACAAGTGAGATGTACGGCAAGATCGTGGAGCCCATCCAGAATGAGACTACACCCTTCTACCCACGGAGCCCATACGGAGTCGCCAAGCTCTTCGCCTTTTGGATGACCAAGAACTACCGCGAGTCCTTTGGGCTCTACGCGTGTAGTGGCATTTTGTTCAACCACGAGAGCGAGCGCCGGGGGCCAGAGTTTGTGACGCGCAAGATCACTCTGGGCCTCGCAGAGTACATGCGGGCAGGGACGCCCATTGAGCTCGGGAACATCGACGCCCAGCGCGACTGGGGTCACGCCGAGGACTACGTGGAGATGATGTGGCGGATGCTTCAGCAACCCACCCCCGACGACTTTGTCATAGCCACGGGCGAGACGCACTCGGTCCGTGATTTCATTGAGGAGGCTTGCAAGATCCTGGACATCCCGATCGAGTGGCGCGAGGATCACTATGTGGACCTGAAAACCTCCAAACCAATTGTAGTTATAAATCCAATTTTTTACCGCCCTGCCGAGGTGGATGTGCTCATCGGTGACGCGAGCAAGGCGCTCAGCGTCATGGGTTGGAAGCCCAAGACGACGTTCAAGGATCTCGTGGAGCGAATGGTCATGTTTGACTGTAAGACGGCCTAAAGAATCAGTTCTCAAATTGAATAATGTGGCTCTTCGTTGGGCCCCAGCTCCTGGCTGGTATCGGCCAGGTGACGAAGCAATACTCGGACTTACTGGGTCCAGGTGCCGAATATTGCCAGCTTGGGAGTCGACCCCAAAAGGCGCAGTATGAACGCGGGTTTGCGTTCGTGTTGCCCATAGCCCAACAACTTGATATGTTCGATCAATACAAGCCCTTGTGCAAAAAGTGGATCTATATGACCGTATGCGAGACGGACCCAGTCAACGAATGCTACGGTCTCTTGAGCCGTTACAAGGAGATCCACGTACCAAGTGAATTTGCAAGGGGAATTCTTGAGAAGCAATTTCCAGAGATTACATGGAAGCTTCTACGCCACTGGTCAGCGACCAAGGTTCCTCGGGTTCCTGTATCTACAACCCCGTACGTCTTCTATTCCATAGGTAACATGCTCGATCCTCGCAAGAACATCAAGGGCCTGATTGACGCCTATTTACGTTGTGAATTCAGGGACGCCGCACACCTTGTGCTCAAGGCGACATGCAACCAGCCTGTGGATTGGCGCGTTCCGGGCGTGACCATCATCAACGGTCTCCTGAGCGACGAGGACCTGGAAAAGGTTCATGCTTCCGGGCACTGTTACGTCAACTGCTCCCACTCCGAGGGCGTCGGGATGGGAGCGGTGGAGGCGGCCCTGAGGTCCAAGCCTGTGATTATCACCGACTATGGAGGCCTCAAGGAGTATATCAAGACACCGTGGGTCGTGCCGTGTACCCAAGGTCCAATTGGTTTTGATGATTTTCTGTTCAAAAAGGAGCACACCTGGGGCCACCCCTCGAGTGACCACCTGCAAAAGTGCCTATGGGACTGCTTCGAGAAGAAGGTGGATTCATGGGACCATTTTCATACACGAGCCCTGATGGACGAGGTCACTAGCGCTGATTGTTGGCGTTCATCTTGAGCATGGCACGCAGACCGGCACCGGCGGAGTTGGCGGCGCCGATGCCATCACCCACGAGCGCCTTCTTGGACGCGTTCTCGAACGAGTTGGCGGCGCGCTTGTAGTTCGCCTTGCGCAGGTTAATGGCGGCGTTCATGTAGTTTGTGGCCGCCTTGGTAGCCGCCGCTGGGATAGCAGCCATGTTCTTGTTCATGTTCACGTTCTTCTGGACGTTATTGGTGGCGGCGATCAGGGCCTGGTTTGACGCAACACCCTGGCTGATGTTGGTGGTCGCAGCCTGAAGTGCGGGAGCGTTTGCACGGGGAAGAGCTGCCATTAATAGTATTTCATATTAAAAATCTGGGGTGCCTGACTTTGTGGGGGAATGAGCCCCGTCAGCCGCCGACTCGACCCAATAGTGAGCGCCATAAACCACAATAGCAATCACGATGCAGCTCGAGAGGAGCGAGCCCTTCTGGGAGTTCAGGAACAGGACCACGTTATCAATAACCTTGATACCAGTGGGCTTCTTTATCACCTTGGGGACTATGTAGACGAGAAGAAAGTTGATGGCCAGGGCGGCCCACACGTAGTTCCATTCCATTTCCATTGAAATACTTCAAGAATTTATTTGAGAGACGTATCTCCACGTGAAACTCATACACGTTTTACGCTTTCCTCTGCAGCAGGCGGACAAGGAAGATGGATCCGCTCCTAAATTATTAGCCGCTTCGGTTAGACTTGAGTATGTCATTACGAGTTGTTCGCCATCTTTTGACCACTGCTCGACCTTCTTGGATGTTGGGTGTTTGCCACCGCTTTTACCATGCCAATAACTTTTCTCCCCTAAATTTCCACAACCTATTAGTTTCCTAGTATATTCATACAAAGTGCGCCCAGCAGAGTTGGTATTGCCCCGAGCCGCCATCGCAATCTTGACTTTTGTTTCTATTGAATTAACTTTACCCTTGTGGCTATTACTCATTTTCAACCGTGATTCATCGCTTAGTTTTCCACCATACCCACCCCCCCTGAGGTTGTATCCATTGGGGCTCATAGTGGCGAGTTCCACTATAAACCATGATTCTTTGGCGTCGAGTTCCGCTTGTGTACATTCCCCCTCCCAAATCATTTCTATTTTGAAATTAGATGGTCCGTGCTTTATAATGGAATTGTGAAGTCTAGGAGACCCGGTATTCCTCGTGTGATCTTTGAACCTCTTGATTATGGGGCCCCACGTTTGTCCTACATAAACCTGCGTATTGAAGTTATTGTATATTTTATATATTCTACCTATAGACATGGGCTATTATAGAATATGCTTTTTATTTGAAGAAGTTTTTACAAGAGCGGCTCCTCGACCGCGTGCTTTTTGCAAAACTCGCCGCAGGTTGACTTGAACCCGCACTGCTTGCCGGCCAGCGTGCGCGCTTTGCACCGGAAGGCCTCGTGGACCATTGCTCGGCCCTTTTTGGCGACCGTGCCCTTGTTGGCCGCGACCGTCTCCTGCATCTTTGGCGCCCCCGTGTACTCTTTGACCGCGTGCCGTTTCGCTTGCAACTCTAGGGCGCGCTCCCGTGACCGCAGGAGGGTGTCGGCCAGCTTTTCGGGCCAGGGACACGCCCTTTGCACAGCGTCGGTATAGAACTTTTGCCAGAGCTCGTTCCCCTTGCCCTTGGGAGGCTGTGCGAGTTGCTTGACGGCGTTCGCAGTGGTGGGTAGCCGGGTGCGACCCTCGGCGACCGGGCCGAGGGGTGCGCGCCACTGGCTGTAGGTCGGGCGGAGCTTCTGGAGGTCCATGTTTTTGGATGGTTTGGGCGTGGTGGACCAATACGCTACCCGGCACAGGACACGTTTTTTTCGTCCTACCTTGGAGGCCAAGTCTGTTAAAAAGTAAACGCCTATTTTAATATAGAAATGCAGATCTTCGTGAAGACTTTGACCGGCAAGACAATCACACTCGAGGTTGAATCTAGTGACTCAATCGCCAATGTGAAGGCTAAGATTCAGGACAAGGAGGGGATCCCCCCAGACCAGCAGCGTTTGATTTTCGCAGGAAAACAGCTCGAGGACGACCGGACACTTGCAGATTTCAATGTGCAAAAAGAATCGACTTTACACCTTGTTTTGAGATTGCGTGGAGGTTACTGAAATCCCGAGCCTTAAAAAATAATGTTGTATCTTATCGTGTGATATACATGATAGGACAATCGAAGAGGTTTACTGACAACCTGCGTCTGCGCGGAGGTCGGTGAACTATTTTCGTTCTAAATAGTACATATGTCTTCTAGTAGCAACGTTTCCGTTCCAGTCGCCGAGCCCGTCGTTGAGCCCGAGGTGCCCGATGTGGAGCCCGAGGTTGAGGTGCCCGTGACGCGCGCCGAGGCCCTTCTCACAGTGGCCGAGGTTCCAGAGCCCGATGAGTCTGAGGACTATGAGGCGTACCTGGAGGTCGAGGCGGCCCGGCGTGCAGCGTGGATCTACGGGTGATGCGCTCGGCGCCCTGTGGATTATTTCTCGTTCAAAATTAGTAAATGGGTATCTGTCCCCAAAAATTCGGCCCCTATTTCTGGGGCGCTCTCCACCTGGCGTGCCTCTATGCAGACGACTACAAATCGCTCAGGGCCTTTGTGTACTCGTACACCGAAGTCTTGCCATGCGCAGCGTGCCGCGATCACTTCAGGCAGGTTCTGGACCGGCACCCGTTCCCAGCAGAGGGTCACAATCTCGAGTACTTTTCGTGGTCCGTTGACGTCCACAACGTCGTGAATAGCAGCCTTGGAAAGCGAGTGGTGACGTACGACGCGGCGTTCGCGGACTGGATCTCGGGGTGTGACGGAAATGGCCCAGACGACAAATTCATCGACGTCAAGATCCGCGTAGGGATCTGGGTCATCATCGCCCTACTGATTCTACTGTATATTCGCAATCGTAAATAAGATCTCAAGAATTAACAAGTAATGGCCGGTGGTCTCTTTCCAGGCCAGCCTTTCGAGTTTAACATAAAGTGCGTCATTTTCTCAGCACTTCTTGCGGGTGGGTACTGGTACTTGCCCCCCAAGAAGCTCTGGATCCTCGTGTTCCTTTTGTGGTTCCCATACATCGCGATGGCGTGGTACGACTGGAGCTACCAATGCAAGAGTAAACTGGGACCAACAGCGGTCCCGTTTGGGCGCATCATTTGGCTCCCTTTCAAGCCTCCAGGGTACAAGCAGGCCTTTAATGATCTCCCACAAGAGAAGATTGATATTATGAACCGTGTAGACCACATAGCCGGATGGACGATCGTGGTCGCAGCGGCCGGTTATTATCTTCTCCGTAAGAAGTAGTAATGGCCCCGCCAGAGACCGTCTTTTATAATGTCATAAAATTTGGCAAGTTTGCGCTTTTGGCGGCCCTTCTCACCATGTCTTTTACGAATGCTCATAAGGATTACATCAACGAGAATCCTCGTAAATTCCTGTGGGACTGCTTGGCCGTCGCGGGAACGTCAGCCTTGGCCATCTCCATCGTCGCGTGGATGCGAGGCCAGTCCTATCGCATCCCTACGGTTGCATTTATAACCTTTTTCTTATTCTTCGTCTATGGCGTCGTCAGGGAGATTTCTGGTTTCAATGCAGCGGCGGGCGGCGACACGGAAGATTTGACTCTTCGCGCCCAATACCAATGGAATTTGCTTACAAAACCAGTAACTGCTTTCATGGCTGGTGTCACTGGGTTCATGATCGTCTTGGCGCTCTTTGCGCACATCCCCCACCCACAGGGGATGTTTGCCCTCGCGAAGGAATCATTCATTATGGCTGGAATGACAGCTCTTGGAGAGGCGGTGATTGCTTATAACCATGGGCACACCATCGCGGGGCCGGCTCTCGTCAATTTTATTGCATTTTTCATAGGTAATATGGTCCTGCAGTTTGGCGGGTTCTATGACCAGGTGTTCCCACCCCCAGCCATTATACGGATGTAACTCCAAGTTGCAAATCCGTTCCAAAATTCGAGGTGACGACGTAGGATGGATGGACCGCCAAAACCTTGAGAACCCCCTTTTGACTCAACAGGCTCATGAAGTGATCAATTTGAAGTGAAATATCAGGCTCGCGATACTGCATCATGGCTGCACAGCCCTTCTGGCTGATCATGTACCCATGGAGACCCCAGAAATATTTGGCATTGGCATAAAACTTATTTACGGGCTGGCACTTTTTGCACCAGTGACCGAGTAGAATCACGTCCCAGTCATTCGGGAACGGCCCTCCATCTTCTACAATGTACTTTATCAGGTTTTGGTAAATTGTAGGATAAATCTTGGCATCATCCTCGAAGATGACGGCGTAGGGCTTGCCGGACGCCTGCACGTCCTTCCAGACCCCATAGTGACTCATGTAACACCCTATCATTCCTGGCGTCAGCTGGTCGTCACCGACACGCTTCTTGACATTCTTGAGGAAATTGAGCCCGAGCCACGTTTTGGCCGATACGAGTTCCTGGACCTCGTCACCCAACTGGTACCCGTTGATCGCCTCGAAGCGGATATAGGGCTTCGAGGCCAGATCTGACTTCTTATATTCCATATCAAAATTGATCATACGGTCCGTATTCTTGGCCATATTGATGACGTAGCAATCAAAGTTGTCCGGGAGCATTCGAGGCCCTAGGGGCATCCCTCTGCACCTCAAAAAAATGAGTGTTGCGAGGCACATGATGATGAGTACAAGAAACACTACCATCGTCTACATTTAGATACGAAAATAAAGCTTGGCCGTCCTAAAAGGGTATGCAGTATGAACGGCTCAGCCACGTTGAACATATACTCAAGCGACCAGACACCTATGTGGGATCCCTTGCACCTGAGTCAGGGTCTCACTGGGTCAGGGTCGTGGGCGGCCTATTTAGACTTGATACTCTTTCTGTTTCACCGGGGCTTGTGAAGATATTTGATGAGGTTCTGGTCAACGCCATCGACCAGTACTCTCTGCACCCTAAGAAGGTGACGTGTATTGAGGTGGCCGTGGGGCAGGACGGAACCGTCTCGGTCTACAATGCTGGCGTGGGCATCCCCCTCAAGAAACACGAAACCGAAAAAGGCGCCGATGGCAAGCCCCTCTGGATCCCAGAGCTCATCTTTGGCCACCTTTTGACCAGCTCAAATTACAACGACGAGGAGCAGCGCGTGACTGGTGGTCGTAACGGCTACGGCGCCAAACTCGCCAACGTCTTCAGTTCCCTATTTAAGATCAAAATTAGTGACGGGAAGAAAGTCTATGAACAGACTTGGACCAACAACATGAGCAAGGTGAGCCCTCCGGTAATCACGAGTGAGAAATGCATACCGTACGTGTCGGTCACTTTCTTGCCCGACTGGAAGCGGTTCGGCGGCCCCGGCGACTTCCGAGTCCTTGTGGAGAAGAGGACATGGGACACGGCCATGTGGTGCTCAAAGGCTCAGGTATATTTCAATACTCAATTGATGAAGGTTGATAACTTGAGTGAGTATGCTCAGGCTCACACGGGAACGGCGACGATCGCCAAGATGCACACGGACGCGTTTGAAATTGTCGTGACCCACTCGACGAGCGGGGGGTTCCAGCAATGCTCATGGGTCAACGGTATCGCGACCACAAAGGGAGGAAGCCATGTGGACAAGATCGTCAAGGTGCTCTGCGATGCGATCGTGGCCGACAAGCGATGTGCGACGCTCAAGCCTGCACAGATCAAGGCGTCCCTCTTTGTGTTTGTGCGGGCCGTGATCGTCAACCCAACCTTCTCGAGCCAGACCAAGGCTGAGGGCACTTCAAAGATTCTGGAGACCATTGAGCCCAAGCCAAAGTTCATCAAGGACGTCCTCGCCACGGGAGTCCTCGACGATCTCGTGTCCAAGGGTCTCTCTCTGGTCGAGAAAGAGCTCAAGAAGACAGATGGGTCCAAAAAGTCGCGCATTACGGGCATTCCTAAGCTCGATGACGCCAACTGGGCCGGTACGCATAGGTCTCATGAGTGCACCCTTATTATTACAGAGGGTGACTCGGCGAAGGCCCTGGCCATTGCCGGGTTGAGCGTTGTAGGCCGCAATGCTTTCGGCGTGTTTCCACTCCGGGGCAAGCCGCGCAATGTTCGGGATGCATCGGTAAAACAGGTTACTGATAATGAGGAATTTTCCAGCCTCAAAAAGATCCTCGGGCTTCAGCATGGCAAGGTCTATAATTCATTGAGAGAATTACGCTACGGCCGACTGATGATCATGACGGATGCTGATCTGGACGGGAGCCACATCAAGGGTCTGGTCCTCAACATGTTCCATGTGTACTGGCCCAAGCTGATCGAGCTGGGGTTTGTGGTTTCAATGGTCACGCCGGTCATCAAGGCGGGAAAGGTGTGGTACTTTACGGAGGAGGAATACCGCCAGTCGCTTGCGACTGGCGTTGGCGAAGCCCTCACAGGAGGGGCCTCCGGCCCACGGACCGCAGGCGGTCCGGTGAAGTACTACAAGGGTCTGGGTACCTCAACCTCCACAGAGGCCCGTGAGTATTTCAAGCAAATTGAGCGGCTGACGGTCGCCTTTGGCGCCGATCCTAAAATGAATGAGTCGATGAACCTGGCGTTCGCCAAGGCTCAGGCGGACGACCGCAAGGGGTGGCTCACAGCACACATGGCCTCGCCCCCCCCTGGAATTCCATATGGGCACCTTTCGGCCCTGCCCGTCACGGATTTTGTGCATCGCGACCTGGCCAACTTTAGCGCCGAGGACATCAAGCGATCGATTCCCCACGTTGTCGATGGCCTCAAACCGTCCCAGCGCAAGGTGATATTCGCATGCCTCAAGAAGAACCTCGTGAGCGACATGAAGGTGGCGCAGCTCGGCGGCTACGTGGCAGAGCAGACGGCCTATCACCACGGCGAGGCCAGCCTCCAGGGCACAATTGTGAATTTGGCTCAAAATTTCGTCGGCGCAAACAACCTGAACCTTCTCGAGCCCTCGGGGCAGTTTGGCACGCGCCTTGCGGGCGGCAAGGATGCGGCCAGCTCTCGTTACATCTTCACACGACTGAACCCCACGACCAAGAAGATCTTCGACCCGACGGACTCGCCGGTGCTCAAGTACATTGTGGATGACGGGCAGACGGTCGAGCCCGAGTTTTACGCACCGGTGGTGCCGATGGTGCTCGTGAATGGCGCAGAGGGTATCGGTACCGGCTTCAGTTGCTACGTGCCACCGTACGACATTGAGATCATCAAGCACAACATCATGTGCGCCCTGGATCAGGTGGCGATGGTGCCGATGGTGCCGCACTTCAAGGGGTTCAAAGGCCGGACGACCAAGACCAAGGATCACACGTGGGTTCTGGAGGGCGTAGTCGCCAAAGAGGGGTCTCAGCTCCACGTGACCGAGCTCCCACCTGGTCAGTGGATTCAAGATTTCAAAGAGCATCTTGATGCACTCCTAGAAAAGGGAACCATCCAAAAGTTTGAGAATCACTCGACGGAGACCACACCCGACTTTCGCATCTGGGGAGCCGACGGTTTGGAAAACCCTCTCCGGGAGCTCGGTATGACCAAGACTATCCACACCTCAAATATGCACCTGATTTCCCCGAACGGGTCTGTCAAGAAGTACGGGAGCCCCGAGGAGATCCTCTTGGACTACCTAGAGGTTCGCATCGACATCTACAAGAAGCGCAAGGCGTGGCTCCTCAAAGAATTTGAAACGGAAATTGAGTGGCTATCTGAAAAGGCTAGGTTCATACGGGGTGTGATCAACGGAACCATCAAGGTGATGAACACGCCCCTGGCCCAGATCCAGGCCCAACTCAAGACGGTTCAATTCAAGGATGAAATTTGGTCAAAGCTGCTCGACATCAAGACGTACCAGTACACGAAGGAGGAGGTGGACAAGCTCGTGGCCCTGATCGAAAAGCGCACCAGCGACCGCAATGCACTGAAGGCGATGAGTGTGGTGCAGTTGTGGAAGAATAATCTGAGCGAAGTGTAGAGATGGCGACTTTCACGCCCGCGGCCCTAAAGGAGGCCGTCAATGAATCTGATGTAATAAAACTCGAACGTTACGTGCAACCCAAAGTCATCGACGCCCTCAACAAGTCCCACGTCCTAGAACTCGAGCGAATGGTCCAAAACAAAATCATCCCTCTGCTTGGTGGAAGCAAGGTCTTTGCACAGACCCGGGCGGTCCAATCGCAAGTCGAGTCTACGCTGAACCCGCCGCCGTCTCCTAATGCCGCGGCGACCCCCGCCGCCCCCATCGCCGTCTATCAACCCGTGGAGGTGAATGGATTTTTCAAGGTGACTGGAGATACCGAAGTGACGTTCTTCGTGACCACGCCATGGCCAGGCTTTGCAGTGGGACCCGGCTGGACCGGTACCGGGTTTTATGGAATTGTGGGAAACATCCACGTCACGGGGGCGAGCAACACACCTGGAAGCGAACCGGTCACGTCACGCACGAGTGAAATTTACAACTGGAAATTCACACTCCAGTCTGACACCGAGCAGTTTATAGAAGAGACGCGTCACGCTATAGGTGCGCAGCTTTATCCACCTGATCAGGTTCCCGGGGCGACGGCGCAGCGCTCGGGCCCCATATACGGCAACTTTACAGTGGATCTCCACGTCCCCAAGGTTATCCTGACGGCGCCGCCACCCGAGGGGCTGACCGTTGGGTGGTACATAGTGGGATTGCCGACCGTCGGCCCATGCAAGATTGTGTCCTATGACGGACAGACGTTGATGCTCGAGCAAAATGACGGTGCGATCCCCGAAAATACAGCGGCGCCCATATTCCTTCGGGGCTCGCCCACGATGGCCGTGGAACCCAAATACTCCATGGATTTTGTGGCGGCTCGCTTTTACACGAGCAACCTTGCGCAGCGCAAACCCGTCGAGATCAACCCACGGGTGATGGGCGGCAAAACCTACGTGCCGCTCCGGGACCTGTCCACTGAGATCAAAGATGACGAACCCCAATACGACCCGTTTCTGGACATTAAAGGCAAGGGATTCAGTACGGGATCCGTGCTCTCCCTGTACGCCACGGGACCCCAAGACAAATACCTGCTGTCGGAAGATCCAGAAAAGTCGACGTTTCGCAACACGTTCAAGCAGCACACCAACTTTGTGATGTATCAGAGGGTCACTCCTTTTCCACCTGGAAATCCATCCTACCAAGGCCGGACATATACTATCGAGATCTTGCCAACAGAGGTGGGTCATCTCATTTCGAACATGTACTTCACTTGCACAATTCCAGCTACAAATTTTGGATTGAATGAAAACATCGGCCGGGCTCTCATCAAGCAGGTGGATTTCATGGTGAATGAGACGGTCGTCGAGACGCTCTATGACGACTGGTACATTATCCGGGACCAGGAGTTTCTGGACGCGGATGAGCAACTTGGCATGTACAATATGGTCGGCGGATACAACTCGAATATCACAGCCACATCCAACGTCAGCGTCGTTTGCCCACTCGAGTTCTTCTTTTGCCGTCGGCACTCCCATGCAAATAAAGGACGCGAGCGTCTTCGCAAGCCCTATTTCCCTATATGCGCCATGTGGAACCAGAAGCTCTACATTCGGTTCACCTTCCACCCAAGCGCCTGGTGGTCGAACAGCGCATCGACATTCGATTTTACGAACCCGGCCCTTTTGACGGAGGAAATCCTTCTAGATAATGCCGAAAAGCTCTACTACCAGAACACACCCCTACGGTACATAGTAAACCGCGTGAAAAAGGAGACGCCCGTGGCCTTTGGAGCCAGTGGCGTTTCTGGCATCTTCTCGGCCAGCACGGCGCAGATCGTCCAAGCGACCGTCAACCAGACGAGCATCCAGCTCTCTGCAAGCTTCCCCGTGCAGAGCATATTCTGGTTCTTCCGGAGTCGTTCGTATGAGTCGGTCACGAGCTCGAACGTCCAGACGGCGGGTCAGCCCGATGGAAGCTACTATAACCAGCGCTACAACTACGGATACACAACCGACTATATCAAGACTGGTGTGAGCGTCGCTTGGCCTTCATCCAACAACACACCCACGAATTTCATCGATCCTATTTCGACAGCAAAAATCACCCTCAACAACATCGATATCCTGAGCACCTTCCAGGGGAGTCTTTATTACACGTACAAGCAGCCCATGGAGCACGGGTTATCCGTGCCCTCGAGAAACATCTACACGTACTCGTTCGGGCTCACGCCGGCCGAGTACAATCAAGGAGGGTTTCTCAATTTTTCAAAGTTAAATTCGCAAACAACTTCACTCACCATCACATTCAACCCTACATATGCTACACAGATTTCACAAGGGTACAACCTGTATCTATTTTACTATGGATATTCTGTCCTGGAATTTCGGGAGGGATTTGCCCGCTTGGCATTTTCTTGAGGTGGCTGATGATCCCGTTGGTGATGCACCACCGGATGAAATTGAGCTGGGCCACCGTGGTGGTGCGGCCCTGGAAATCGATCCGGGCCGTACGGCAAAAAGGATCGAAGAGCTTCTTGGAGTAGCCGTCCAGACTCGACTTGTAGGCCACGTGTACCGTGAACATCTTTCCGTTCGGTGCGGTATACGTGACGTGCTGCGTCTTGGCGTAGTTTGTGACGAACCACTCGAGTTTGCGCAGAGAAGGGATGCCCTTGGCACTACTCCGTCCCAAAATGTCACCGAGTTGCTGCTGGTTCTCGGGAACCGCGTAGAAGCGCTCTAGGCTCTCGAGAAGAACTTGTGATTTAGCCATTAATAATTTTATGCGCGAATTCTCTAAGCTTCCCAAGGTGGTGGAGGCTCAGCCTCCTGAACGGGTTCTGGAGCTTGCTTTTGAATAGGCGCCTGTTTCTGGTGGAACCCACAGTACCCGTTTTCCCTGGGGGCCTTTAGACAACGCTTATTGCTCTTGAGTAGGCCCTTGCAGAATATGCACTCGAGACCGACAGTGTCCTTCACGAGCCTCCCCATAGGAATCTCGTACAGTCGTGAGATGACGCAAAGCACGTTAGTCAGCTGAAGCTGCACGCGACTGGCCACCTCCTCCTCGATTAATTCGAGGATCCGTTTCTCCATACTCTATACAGAGACGAGACCGTTTAAGTCGGCGCGGCCGCCTTGGCGAAGCGCGCCAGGAACGCTCTGCGGGCATCCGCCTCGGCCCCAGAGGCCGCCTTGACCATGAAGCGCTTGTCGAAGATTGTATCGGCGCTCACGAGCGGCTCCAAAAGGTCCTGGACCGGCTTCTTGAACTGATTCGTGAAATAGTACTGGTAATCGATCGCCAGACCCTTTTCCTGTACCCATGCGGGATCTTCCGCCTTTTCGTACATCCTGCCTTCACCCTTGATGATCACAAACGGCACTCTGTCACCCTGTTGCGGCTCTGACCCGGGTGCCCGAGCCTTGATCTTGTCGCGGACCGCCACGTGGGCCATAGGGACCTTGTACGCGGATGCGAGCTGCTTGCTCATCAAGAGCTTCTCCATGGGCACATTGCCCTGCATCAAGTTTCGGGCCGCCTCGCGCGCCGTCTCTATGACCGGACGCGGATCGCTCGATTCGAGGATCTGGCCGAGGAGCCCTTTGAGCGTCTCGCGCACGAAAGGACAGCTGTCCCGCCGGACCACCTGGAGACCCTTGACGTCAATCTTCTTGAAGACCACGGCACCCGTCTTGTCCTTTTCGTACATCTTGGCCGCGTAGCGCTTCTTCGAGTACAGAAAGTACGGGCAGTAAACCTTCTCGAGTTCGAGGTCGTTTGGCGCCTTGAAGAGCTTCGTGCACTGCTCGGCCGCAATCTCCCCTTGCTGCCAACTGTAATCGATCGCCTCTTGCCCCTTTCGACCCTGGACGTCAAACTCGACCATGACGCTGTCCGTGTTTTTCACAATCATGCACCCAACACCGGCTTGGAAGGTCCCGGCTTCCGTCTCGAGGTCGTAGACGAAGCCGTCCCACGATTCGTCGAGGATCTCAATCTTTTTGATGGCATCCGGGTCTTTTCTTTGAGAAGCCTTGGTCCAAGTGAGACGGAACACATTAGGTTTGTCGGAACGCGTGTTGAGCGACACGTTGAAGCACCCCATGTGTCGCAAGAATATGTAATACCACTGGGCCGTCACCTGGTTCTTTGTATCGATGCGATGGCATCCTATTTTTTCGGCATCCTTTCGGCATCCATCAGCCGCCCACAAGCCGTCCAGAAATGATTTAGCGTTTAGACCAAATGCCTTGATGGGGACCTTCTTAGCCTGGCCATCATAACACGTGGCGCGATACTTGCGGACCAGATCTACGACCGACCCTCTCCGTGGAGACAGCTTGTAAACGCCCGAGCTCTCAAGAGTATTCATAATAACAAAGTCGTACCCTGTGTGAATTTTCTCACAGTATTCTTTGCATTTTTCGAGAAGATTAAGATCCTTGTTATTTATGGCCCATGTCGACTTGGCACCCGAAGGGCAGTCGTACGACCCACACGAGCCGTCACCGACGAACATGCCCAAAATGAAAGCCTCCTCGACCGAACACACTTCATCGAACCCGAGGCTCTCCGGAAAAGAATGATATAGCTTCTGGCCAACCTGAACATCCGTGGGCTTTAGGAGGCTCAGGTCCGGTCCCAAGAGCGAGTGGTCCTCGGTAACATCCACGATACCAGTGTGAGTTAGGATCCTGTATATCTTCTTAGCACACTTGTGACGAATGACGCGCTTGATGGGTTGCCATCCATCGTGTGTCCACGCCTCTACATGGGTCAGTGTAGACTCTTCCTTGTCGGCGCCCTGCTTGAGGAACCCTGGATACTCTACCCAGTCGACTCCTAGAGACTCAATTGTCCTAACGCTGACGCCACCAGCTATACGGACAAGCACGGGAGTTCCCGGCATTACGGAATCACCATACCTCACCTTTGCGCCTGGAAAGTGGGCCTCGACGTAATTCTTAGTCTCCTCGATCATTTGTCGACCGCGCATCGTCACGGTCGACGCGATGGCGACGAGCGGAAGCATACCCTTGGAAGCGCCCGTGAAGCCGTAAATCGAGTTCATAGAAATCTTGTAGGCCAACTGTTGACCGTTGTAGACCGCCTCCATGGGCGTTCCTTCCGCCTGAGCCATCAGCTTCTTGGCCTTTTTGCGAAACGCCTTGAGGTCCATCAAGATGACTGGGAGAAGGGAACAGACGGCCGCGCCGTCTGTGGACCGCTGCGCAAACCGATGCGATCCAAACTGTTCGTACTGAACGCCTGGTAGATTGTCGTACCGGGCATCCATCACTAGCGACGAGTAGCACAGGTTGTGGGCGCACATGATGCTCGGGTACAGACTCGCGAAATCGAGGGCTGTGATTGGTCCATAGTACGCCCCGGCCTGCGCCTCGAGCACCGTCGCACCCTCGTAGCCCTCGTCCGCTGGCCCAGAGGCGCCATACTTGAACGTAGGGATGATGAAGTTCAGCTCGCGCGCCTTGTAGGCCATCTGGCTAAACACCTTGATCTGTTGTCCTCGCTCGCTCAAAAATGCAAGAGGGACCCAGCACGCCTTGGCCATCTCGATCTGGTTCTGGATCTGGCACAATTTGTCCATGAGCGCATGAGGAAGCTCCGTATCCTTGATGCAATACGCCGCAACCTCACCGAGGCGCTCGGGGTTTCCCTCTGCGTAGCGCCTAAAAATCTCCTTGACCGGCATGTCGTTCTTTTGATCCTTGAGGAAGTGCTTGGACACATTATTCAGCGAATAGCTCTCGAGCTTGTGCTCGCGCTTGACATCCTGGAACAGATCAAAGACGTACCGGCCCTTCATAGGCACCATCTTGAGCTCGTTGTTGCCTAGAGCACTCGAGCTCAAATTCTTGACGACCAATTCTGCTACAGAATTCTTGACACGACCCCATACGGGAGTCAGCTTGTGGTGGATCGTCGCCCGAACCTGCAAAAACTCGAGATCGAACCCGAAGATGTTCCATCCTGTAATAATGTCCGGATCAATCTTCAAGAGGTGGCGCTGGAAAGCCTGCAGAAGCGCCTTCTCCGTGTCGAAGCACTCGAGGTCCGGCCCGGCCGACTGCTTGAGGCATAGACACTTGCGGTCGACCCAACCCTCGCGCCCAAAGTCCCTGGTCGTCATACCGATTTGAAAGATGACGTCACTAGGGTTTTTGGCGTCAGGGAAGGCGCCCGTGCTCGAGTAACACTCGATATCAAAGGACATGATTCGCAGGGGCGCAAAGTCGTCGCGATCGATCGGCCGGACGTGCTTCCAGTTGGGCGACCACAGAGCCACGTCACACGTGGTATCCACGTCAGGTTCGCACGGGCCGGGGTCGACCCAGCCGGTCGAGCGGATCCCTGAGCAGTGCATGAAGCGCAGGACCGAGTCGATATTCGCCTCGTAGACCGAGCATCCGTTGAGCTCTGGGTACTTGCGATTCTCGATGCACCAGACGCAGCCACGGAGCGCACGATGGCTCTTGAACTCGAGCTTCAGGAACCGAGAGAGCTCACCATTCTGGAACCCCCAGAGGTCCGTGCCGTGGTGAAGCTCACACGACACGAGGTCCCTGAAGAACGTGCCCTTGAAAAACTTGCGCAACTCTGTCAGGTCAGCACCCTTGGGCGGCTTGACGTAGAAGAAGGGATTGAATCGGGTCCCAAGAGAGACCGATTGACCGTTTTCGGCCCGACCGAAGATTCGTACGACATACAAATTTTCGGGCGAGTCTGCGCCCTCCCAAGCGACCGCTTGGAAAGGAACGCTCATCTTACTTAATTTATTAGGGTCTAAAATCTCTAAGCACCGGTCGAACCAAAGCCTGCGGTGCCACGGGCCGTCGGCGAGGCGACCAGCCCCGTGCACTCGCCTGGAATCTCCACAACATCGGCCACGGTGTAGTTCTCGAGGATCAGCTGCGCGATCCGGTACCCCGGGCGGATAACGAACGGCTGCGTACAATCCAGATTCTGGAGGACCACCTTGATCTCACCCGTGTAGTCTGGATCGATGACGCCCGCCAGCGTGTCCAGACCGTGCTTCACGGCCAGTCCAGAGCGAGGTGCAATTCGTCCATAAGTTCCTGGCGGGAGCTGTACTGTGATGCCGGTCGAGACGACGACGCGGCGACCTGGTAAAACAACGTAGCTATCAGTGCTGAAGAGGTCGTAACCAGCAGCGCCAGCGGTAGCGCGAACTGGGAGAATTGCAGAAGGATTAATCTTGATAACATTGAGCGCCATTATACTATGAATACCATCATCTTCTTTAAATCTCTCATTTAAAGTTCTCAGCAGTTCTAAATTAAATGGCCATAAAGTCGCTCGTTCTCGACATAGATGGAGTCATCGTGCGCGACAAGCTCCTCATGAATCACGTCAATGAAAACTGCGTCAATTACATTCGGGCCAAAATGCCTAGCGCCAAGGACCCACGCGACGTCAACCGCGTCCTGTACATGGCGCACGGTCACACGGCTCGAGGTCTCCATAACAGTTTTGGAATTGACGTGAGCGATTTTAATGAAAAGGTTTACGACAAGAAGCTCATCGACCACCTTGGCGAGGTTATCTCCACTTTCGAATTTCAGGAGGAGGCCAAGTACATTCACGAGTGGACCAAACGTGATGGCTGGAAGGTGACGCTCTTCACAAACGCGCCTGAAATCTGGGCCGGCACGGTTGCCCGTGCAATCAGTGACGGGCTTTACATCCAGTGCGGACCTGATGACGTCATGTCCGGACCCTTGAAGCCCGAAGCGGCTGCGTACGCCAACTTTTCAAAGACGTGTACGAACATTTTCGTAGATGATTCGCTCAAGAACCTCGCGACGGCGCGATGGATGCCGAACTGGCACCCGATTCACTTTAGTCAAGATACGCCAGACCCGAGGGCGTGGTGTCCGGTGATCGGCTCTCTCTGGGAGCTCGATCTCTTCATCAAGTCGGCCGATCACCAGATGGAGAATCACGAGGTCAGGCTGAGATGATTATCTTAACAAACAGTAATGAAGCCTCGCCACCCACGACACATCACGGTGACGCGTCAGTGGCCAGAGCGCTACTTCACGGGCCTCAGCAAGTCCCTCCGGCTCGTGCGCGAAAAGGAGCTGCTCAAGAGGCGGCGCACACCCTACTCCAAGCTCGGGCTTTCCAGGACCGATAAGGGTGGGACGAAACGCAAGTCCAAGTGGACGGGTTTATTTCATAAAACCTACCCAGATCTAAAGTTTAACAAGGATGCTATTGCTCGGCGAACGGGGATTAGCCGTTCGACGCTCAATACAGTCTACAACAGGGGCCTCAAGGCGTGGAAGACGGGTGGGAGTCGCGTCGGTGCCACCCCGCAGCAGTGGGCTATTGCGCGTACATATAAATATGTGTTGGTGACGAAACGAAAGGCTCCAATGGCCTGGTACGCGACGCGATTCGATCCGGACCAGGACCTCAGGCGTAAGCGCGCGCCTTTTTAACAGTGCTCGCAGAGCGGACAGGCGAGGGAGACCGTCCGCGCTTCACGCGAAAAGTGTTCACCGGGACGAATCGGAGCGCGTTGAGCTCGGCGTGCATGGCAACCGTCCGCGCCTTGTGAGGGGCCTTCATAAAGCGCCGCACTGCGTTCTGTACACGGGCGTTCACGCGCCGCCGGGCATTTGCAAGCGCCTGATTCACGGCTTGGTTCCCGTGGCGCGCCTTGAGGACGTTGATGGTGTTGTTGATGTTCATAATGCGCTTCTGCCCTGCGTTATTTCGCGCGTTGAGCTGACGACGGACTATGGCAAGTGCATCAGAGTAAAGAGTCATCTATTACATGTCAATATATTTTAGCGCTCCTCTGGTATTCTTCGCCGCCAAGAGTTCCACGAGGTGTGAAACTCGTTCCCTGAAGTTCTTGGCCCCGACCGACTTGAGGTAGTTGGTCCAGTATGACTCGGCCCAGTTGGCTTGGTGACCGTAAGCGACGTCATTGAACTTGACGTCGCTTGCGATGCGGATAGCCTTGCGAGCATTGCATAGATACTCACGCTGGACGGCGCTCATCATCTTTGATTTTGGATGGAAATTGTAGAGACCTACACCCCCGTGACCCTCACATGACATCATTTTACTTCACGAGTCTTCCTCTCGACTCGAGAAATACTTTATAAAAAGAGGTTCGAACCTTTGACCTTCTTTCGTGAGGTGCATCTGTCCCCGGTCATCCAGCCCAACGTCAGTGAATGGATTGAACGAATTTTCAGTCAAAATTCTCCATCTTTCCTTGTACTTGCGATTCTCAAAGGATCCATGCCAAAAGTGAAGTATGGTGCCGTCGACCCACGAGAGCTTCATGTCCTTTACGGTATTTTGATACTCTGCCAAGAGTGTTTTGTAATTTGGATGGACATTTCCAGGTGCGCTCTCGACTGCTCGACCGGCAAGGGCCATCGCCATGTGCCGGTCACCCGAGCCCAGGATGGCCCAGTCAATCAGGCCACCCATGCGGGTCCACGCGTCCCGAGTACAGGCCCATGCGTACCCAGGGTGCCAAAACCCGTACCGGTCATTAGGGGTCCATGGGGTCCCAGAGCCTATCGCCATATATGCGAACCCCTTGTCCGTCTTGATGGCTTCCCCATTAGGACCGAGATTTACCGCAGTCCTGAAAAGCTGGACGATGTCGGCCGTCTGGAGTTCCTCGATGGTTTCTTGGACCCAATTTTGGTTCAAAAATCTAATGTCCGCATCGACCCACGCCACGTTCCTCCACCCCCGGGGCAGCTGACCCATGGCCAAGTTTATGAGGTTCTCTTTGATCCATATATGGTCATCAGTCTGGAACTTCAGGTGGGACCATACGGGCAATTTGGGGAGTGGTGCCGGTCCTACACATTCACTGATCACGATCCTGATCCCTTTGGTCTTGTGAATTTCATTCACAAATTCGATGAAGAGTTCTCGGCGGCGCTGAAACTTGCAATAATTGAAATACGGTAAGACGACGTAGAGGGGTTCACTTGGTCGCCAACACCCCATCCTATTTTTACCGAGATATAATAAAGTGTTGCTGATCCTCCTGCTCCCGCACCCCAGTCGACCTTGCACGAGACTAAAGACTCTTAGAGAATTTACAAACAAAAATAGCAATGGAGGCTATTGTAGCGTCTGGGATCATCGGCGCCTACAAGTTTTGGCCCGAGCACAGGGCCAAGTGGGATATTCAGGTCGACCTCGTTTCTGTAGGTCTGGGCCTTTTGTCCCTATTGACGCTGACGGACGTATTTGATGTACGAGCCTCGGTGTTGACCAGGCTCCATACCCGGTTCGAGACGGGGTACTATCTTGGATTTCTGGTCACGGACCCAAAGCAACTCGGTCATCACACAGTGACCCTCACGCTCATGTTCATGACTGGACCGTACAAGCAGTTCATGTCGCTCGTTCTGTTCATTTTTAGCCTCACGAATCCGTGCCTCGATATGTACCGGCAAACCAAGTCGTCCATGTGGCTTGTACCATTTTGCACCGGATTCTTCACGTTTCGCGTGGTCGGTGGTGGAATGTTGACCAGGCGGCTTCTCGGGGCCCCAGATTCAGTGCCCCTTAATATTTACTATTCGTGTTCTATACTCATGAGCTTCATATGGGCAATGCAGATATTCTGGTTCGGGAAGATTGTGACGAAATTTGGACCTGAAATAAAGGTCAAGCGCGTGCTTTGATCAATGGGTTGGGGAATCTCAATCGACCAAGACGAGAATGGCTTTGTCCGCTGCGGAGACGCTGATTTCGAGACGGGACCAGAGGATTACGGGGGTTACCCGCCCTGCAGTTACGTCATGATCTACGAGGGAATGGAGGTGTATCGTGGCGAGATTGACATGGCGCGCGACGAGGGGAGCGTCTATGCGGCCAACGAGCAGTGCTGGGAGGCGTTTGGATACGCCAAGAGGCGCTGGGACCGTCTAGACGAAGAGGCGCAGTGGAATATTCACTGCGAGTGGATGGCTGAGAAGCGCGCTGAAATCAAGGAGTGCGTGGTGGACAAGGAGGCGCGAAAGGCGAAGAACGATGAACTCGAAGCTTTCGATCATGCACCGGTCGTAAAGCTCGAGGATGAGATCAAGGCTCTCGACGAGCGGCTGGCCCGGAAGAACGCCGAGCACGCGAAACTGCGCGCGCCCCTCACGAAGCTGGAGGCTGAGTACGCCGAGATTACGCAGCCGGACCGCGACAAGAAGGCCCTACAGGCCATCGTGGACCTCGAGAAGGAGTGGGCTCGTGGGCGTTAAATTCTCCGTCTAAATTAATGAACAACGTCGCCGTCTTGGGCCCGAATAAACTCCTGAACAAGAGCCTGCGACACGACGCCCGTAGACTCGTCCGGGAGACCATAGATCGCAATTGGTTCAGGGATGCCTATAAATTCAGTAATAGTCACTATGCGGTGATGAATACAAATGGGAAGTTGGTCGGGTTCGCACTAGTCAACAAGAACCACCGAAACCAAAAGGGGGACATGCGTATTCGCCTCATAGGAGCGAATAAAGGGCAGGGTATAGGGAGAATCCTCATAGAGCGCATAATCAAGAATGCACGAAACAGGGGACTCGCGACCGTGACGCTCGAATCGATTCCGGAAGCTCGTGGATTTTATAACAAAATGGGATTTAGATCCATAGGTATCGGGAACAATATGCGGTTCAATATACGTAAATCACCTTCTCGCCCGTCTCTAAAGCGGCGCGCATCTTCACCAGGGTCTTCTGCGCGGCGATCTGCGAACGGTCAAACGCCCCGCCGTTGAATTCCTCCTCGAAATTGTCGACGTCCTCCTTGGTCAAGACCATCGTCTTGTTGCGCCACGAGACGTTGGTACTCGGCATCATTCCAGCATCGAGTGCAGCGTCATAGGCCTTATTAAACGCCTCCCGAGTCGGGAAGGCTTTGTCCTGATAAAGGTTGTTAATCCAACTCAGGACATCCGGATCACTGAATTCGCCGAGCTTGTTCTTCCACTGAGGCGCGGCGAATTCAAGGAACTTGCGCTTAGGCGCAAACTTGATGGGGATGGAGGCAAACTTTACGAGAGTCGTGCAGGCCATGGTTGTCTTTTCCAGTTTTGGGTGATTCGGCGGTCGCTTCACGGCTCGCTGGGCCTCACACGACACGTTTAAATCCATGTTGTGATGAGAGCGGCCCATTCCTCTCTGCGAAACGTCACGTTCTCTTGACAGTCGTACGATCCGTGCATAAAGTTCCGTCGTACGTTGTACACGTCATCCTCGTCCTTCACGAAAAAGAACGCGGCAACCTGCGCCACGAGGCCCGAATGTATATGGTGGTCGCTCCAACCGATTTCACGAAGTTCATCGTTGTTTAACCAGGTGAATATCATTTCTTACTAACAATGCACCAAGAATCCTTAAATACCAATTCCCAAAAACTCCCTCCCAATCTTGGAGCCGAGAAACATGGCTGTCAGGGCGGTGATCGTAATGACCGCGTGACGAGTGTTCGTGTTGATCATCTGCAAGTGAATGATGAGAACCGTCAAAAAGCCGATCCAGAAGAGCAGTGTGTAAAAGTCCATTTATATTAGGAAGAGGAAATTTATTGACGGATCGATGTGATACGGCGGACAACATTGTTCGGGAACTGTTTTCTCATGGCTGCGATAGAGGCTGCCTTGCGACGAATAGTTGACGCCCTGCGGTATTTTGCAATCGTCCCACCCGCTGCATTCACACGCGCCTTTCGTTCAGCCAAGAGACGTTTCGTATTGTAATTGTTACTGAAATTCACAGCTTGTAGACCTTGGCTATTTTTGAAATTCACACGTGCTTTTCGTTCAAGCAAGAGACGTACAACCCGT